TTATTCATTACATACATTGTAACTTCAAAGCCAAAACGCATTTCAGTAGCTGCTGGTGTAGTCCACATGGTAATTTCCTTTGTCTGTAATAATTCACGAATTATTCAACACAAACTTTTTTGCATTGAATGAATACATAGTAACAGAATCAAGGTTTTTACACATCGGTGGAACTATTAATGCAAGCTAGTGAAAAGCACTAATTAGCGTCTTTCCAATTCAAGTATATATTTACCAAGCTTTGCTGTGTCCTCTTTGCTTAGACACATACCGCCATCAACCTTTTGGATGTTGAGGGTCGGTTTGAGGGGATACGGCTTTGGCATGGTAGTCGTGCAAGCTATCAAAGTGCTGCTCAAACCAATCAGCAGGAGCTGCCTCAATTTGCTCACTCTCTTGTTGCACATCTTTCTGCTCCTTTTTAGCTGCCCACTCTTGGTATAGAGCAAGCAGCCTATCTATGATTGCTAACAGGTATTTCATTTGTCTGCTGTAAACACGCCTAAAGCGCCTATAACGCTTAAACCGAGTGCGACAATAGCTTCACCTTGCTCTGGTGATAAAGTCAAGCCTACGGCTGTTAAAAGGGCTACTAGACCCCTCCATGTAGATGATTCTTTGCCACGAGCTAATAAAAATGCTTTCATAACTACTCCTTAAAAGGTTTGTAAGATGGTTTGCCGTTCATAAAGGTTGCTGTTAAGAATTGCTGACGCATTTTAGGGTCAAACGATACATGAACCCAAGCGCCTTCCTCAATAACTTGGTCAACCTTAATGCCAGACTTAAATAAAGCTTTTACTACATCAATAGGCTTGCCAAACCCAGCGCAAGTAAAGTCAGCAGCTAGACCGTCCATGTGAGCAGAGTTTACTGAACCGCCTATTTTGCGATTAAGTTCCATGCAACGAAAGGCAGAGCTGATCCGTAATGGATGGCCTAAAAATGTGCGTATTTTCTCAAGGTTGTCAGCTAGTGTTTTTAAATTGTTTCTAACTGCTTGGGATGGGTTGTTGTTAATGCCGTTACGAACTGCTGTTTGTGAGAAGGTTAGCTCCTCAAGCGTAAAATGCTCGCTCAACTTCATTTAAGGTTTTCCAGCTTGTAAATTAGGCTCAAGAATTCACCTATTATTTCGTCCACAATGTTCTGTAATGCAGAGTCATCTTTAGGTATGCACTTGTAACGATTCTTCTCAACATAAGCTAGTTTTTCAGCTATGCAGTAGATAGGCTCTTTATACTTCTCTTCCTCGGTCAATATGGGTATTTCTTTAATGATGCCATGACGGCCTTGATAAGCCTCTGTTAGCTTGTCAGCTAACTCTGCTATGTCTTCATAAAAGTGGCCTAAAGCCTTGTGTTGAGAATAACTTTTAGTGCGTAGGTGTTCTCTGTGTGCTACATCACGAGCTAAAAACAATGTTGCTATAAATTCACCAATCATATCTCATCCTCAATATCAATAATTCCAATTAAATCTGGGTCAAATGGATTACATTCGCCACAAACACCTAAATCCTCGTCAACATCGTCTACTTGGTATGGCTCTCCACAACATTCGCACACTTTAACCTTAATCATATTTTTGCCTTGACTTTTTCCTCAAAATGTGTATAATGAGAGTGTTGGTTGCTGGAGAGCAGGTAAGTATCTTTTGCTTGTACCATTAGATAGCCAACACACTCACTCAATTTCGTACAAGGATACATCATGCTCACACAAGCAGAATTACAAGCACAATTACATTACGCCCCTGAAACTGGAATTTTTACTAGGCTAGTGTCAAATCATCATCTTGTTAAAGTTGGTGAAATAGCTGGAAGCCCAAACAATCGTGGTTATATTAATATAAGCATTAATCATAAGTTATATTTAGCTCATCGCCTTGCATGGTTATATACTTATGGCGAATGGCCAACATCTATTGACCATATAAATAATAATAAACTTGATAATAGATTATGTAATTTACGCCAAGTTACTCATCAGCAAAATAATTTTAATTCCAGCATTAGAAAAAACAATAAAACTAAAATTAAAGGCGTTTCTTGGAACAAAAAACTAAATAAATGGATTGTTCAAATTCAAGCCAATTACATAAAAACTCATATTTGCGTTACAAATGATTTTTTTGAAGCTTGTTGCCAAGCAATTTCTTTTAGAAAAAAATTACATGGCGATTACGCTAATAATGGTTAGCCGTATTTATTCATTAAATACTTAAGCGTCAACGGCAATTCGTCAAAACGGCCATCCTCTACATCGTAGAGCATATAGCAACCTCTAAAATGGTTATTGCCTTGAGCGCCTAAATAGTCCTCGTTATGCAGATAACACGACCCACAGATAATGGCTGTCATCTCTTGGCCATTAGCTTTCATAGCGTAAGAGATTTGTCTGCCTTGTTGGTGACCAGCAAAACAACTCATGTGCTTTTTAGATAGTAGTGCTGCACTAGAGCCAATAGGTCTGCCCATAGCACCCGATGTAAAGTAGTGAGCGTAAGCTATGCCATCAATCACTATTACCTCTAAAAATGGGATAACTTCCCAATCTTGGTAAGGCAAGTCATCAATGGAGATAAGGCCGTCTAGCTTCCTATCCTCGTTGATAGCACGATTAATACGGTCTTCATGGTTGCCTAGGGTTAAAACCATTCTAGGCTTGTATTGCTTGTGTTTAAAACTTTTAGCTTGTTTGTTGTACTCATATATAGGCTGTAGAAGGGCATCCATAGCCTCTCTAGCAGCCCAAATATCTTTTTGGTAGCTACGACCTTCAAATGACTTTTTACCCACATCATAAGAAGAAAGGGACTCCATATCAGCGAAGTCCCCTATACATATAATTACATCAGGCTTTTTGTCAACGATGTATTTGCCTATACAAGTTAAAAATGTAAAGTCATTACCATCTTTAGCCTGGACATCAGGCAACACAAAATGTGTCTTAGTGGGTTTTGTCAGGAAGCTCATAATATAGTTGTAAGTCCTCATCAGAGAAAAGCACTACGCAAGTGCCATCCTCTGTATACATTACAAACTCATCGTTGTCAATACCCACTTCTTCTATTCTTTGACCTACCAACTTGTCAAATAATGCCTCTAATTTTTGTTGTTGATTCATTTGTCAGCTTTGTGGTCAAGCTTCTCAAATATACGATTAAGAACGGCCTCTAAACGATCTAGCCTAGCCTCTAGGTCTTCCTTACGCACATAAGTTGTAGGTAAGTCAACCTCAATGGCCTTAACATCACGCTTAAGGTCTTGGACGGCATCCCATAGCTGTCTAGCAAACCAGCCTAGAGCCGAAAGAACCGTACCAATTACTATGTTAATTAAGCTTTGGGATTCCATGGCACTCTCTTAAAGAATAACCCAGCGACTGCCGCTAGGAACGGTTACGGTTGCGCCAGAATCAATAGTGATTGGCCCTGTACTCATAGCATTTTTAGTTGCTGGAATAGAATAGCTTGTTGTGACTGTTTGGTCATTCTCAATGAATATCTCATCTGAACCACCGCCAGTAGCACCACCACCTGAACCTGCACCGCTTAACAACTGAAACTGTGTGCCATCGTAAACTACTTGAATAACAGCGTCAGCTACAATGTCATCTGCTACTAAACCAACTGTGCCATTCTTAGTGATAGCTTTAGCACCAATAGCGTTGATGTTAAGTGTTACAGCGCCTGTGTTAGCACCTGCTGATATAAACCTAAACACTTGACCAGCAGCGTAGGCTGTCATACCTAAAGCAGCCGTAGCTACAATAGTATCTGTACCGCTAATGCCAGTTAAGTATTGAAAGACTGAATCTTGTATCTGACCTGCCGATGCAGATTGAGTTCGCAGAGTAGCCGAGCCTACACCCGACAATACATACCCACCCATAGGCAAGTTAGCCGTAGGTGTAGTTTGACCGTCTGATGTAAGCGATGCTGTAAGTGCCGATGCAATGTCGTTTAATGTGCTGTTAGCCCAAGTTGAGGAAATTGTAGTTCCCGTAATAACAGGATTACCTGCTGGTAAAGAGTATACCCCACTGCCGTTTCTTGCCATTATTGCTCCCCTTGTTGTGCTTCATTAGCTTGGTTTGCTTGCATTAGCATTAAACCAATTTTGCGTGCTTGTTCTTTATTGACAGGTAGTTTTTGTCCTAATTTTTTAGTTGCGCCTTTACCTTTTCCGTAAGCATAAGCGGCTTCACCTACAACCCTAGGCATGGCAAATGGAGCGGCCATAACAGCACTTCCTAATGCAGCAGGGTTAGCTAGTAAATAAGCTAAACCACCGTAAGTTTCTAATTGACCACCTAAACCCCTTGGTTTAAATGGGCTTAAAGCTTGACCTGCTAGTGCTGGCATTAAATCTTCTGCACCGCTTTCTATAAGTTTTTCAGCTAACTGTTTACGATGACCAAAGCTAGAACTTACATCATCACGCAATATAGATTGCAATTTTTTAAGTGAAGTGTCAGCAGACGCTTTCTCACCCAATGACAATGCTTTTTTAATCTCATCAATCGTATCAGCAGCTTCACCGTAGTTTTTCATTACTTTGGCATACTCAGGCGCTTGTCTGTTTATTGAACCTTTAATACCGCTGTAAATGTCACCAACAATGTTGCGAGCAAATGCGTCTTTTTGAAAGTCTAGTTTTCCTAAAACTTCGTTGTAAACCTTTTGCTTAAGCGCATCAAAACCTTCTGGAGTGTGTGCATCACCTGTTTTAGACTTCCATTTATTGACAATGCCTTCAGCTTTAACTAAAGCTTTGTGTGCATCCTCGTCAATGTATTCACCAAACTTGATGTTTTTATCTTTAGCACTTTGTATTGCTGCATCAACATCGTCAAAGTTTAAGATTGATTTATCTTGAGAGATGTCATACATACCAGAACGATAAGCTGCGTTTTTCTCATTACGCATTTTATTTAAACCAGACTTAGCAACATCTACAGCGTCCTCCATATTGCTTGCTTTACGCAAGTTGCCTAAGAAAGCTTTGTTGCTTGTTTCACCAGCTTTAACTGCTTGGCCAATGGCTTCACCACCTGCACCAGTAGTAACCCCTAAGCTGCCTTTAGTTAGTGACGCAGCCAAACTAGCAGGGCCTGTTATAGCTTTCTCTGCCATTACTAATGGATTTGTTACATTACTAGCAGTCTTTAATGCAGACGCTAATTTAGGGGCTTTGCCAGCCAAGCTGGCACCACCTGTAAGAACGGTAGATATGTCAGCAAGCACAGCTTCAGGGTTTTCTGCTAAGTCACGCTTAAAGCCTTCCATTGAGCCGTATCTGTTCTTGTATTGCTCATTAACAGCATTGGCAGTCATGGCCATTTTTTCTTGTGCTTTTTGAGCTTGTTCTTTGCCCATCAAGTATTCATCAGCACGATTGATTGCACCTGTTACTGATTTAGGCAAAACTTTTTGCAATTCACCAGCACCCAAATCAAGCAATGCTTTACCTGTGTCAATAGGATTCAATAACGCTTTGCCTGTTTCTACAGCAGAGCTTACAATGCCTCCTGGCAAGTTCCTAAGACCTTGCATTGCAGCTTCACCGCCAGTATAGCTTTTAGGAGCTTCAGGCATTGATGGTGCTTGAGGTTTGGCGGAAAATTGCTGTTGAGCATAAGACATGACCTGTTCTTGTGAGGCATCATCAGGCGCAGTAATATCAAATTTCTCACCACTAGGGGATGTAATACGATATTTAGCCATTACTGTACTTTCTCCATTTTCCAGCCACCTTGACCAGTAGAAGGTCGTGTTTGACCTGGCATATAACCTGCGTCCATAATACCTTGGATAGCAGTTTCTCTGTTTGCTCGTTTTTGCGCTGTTACTGTTTTGTCTTCACCTATTTGTGGGAAGTATTGTTTCATAGCGTTGTCATACTCACTAGCAGAGATTGCAGCACCTGATTCACGCCTTAATGTAGCGTTAATAAAGTCACGCATAGCTTGTGCAGCACTTTGTGTATCAGCATTTGATTGAGCATAAGCAATATCAGATATACCACCTGGGCCAGTAAGAATGGCTTTTACCGCTAGTGGGTTGTATTTAGTCTTGCCACTTGCCTCAAGCTTGTTCACAATGTTATGTGAGGTTGTCATACGATTGCCATACAAACGAGCATTAGCTTGACCTTCATTCAAAGGTTTCATGTCAGGGTCAGCAGGGCCACCTTTAATAGGCTTTAAGCTACCATCAGCATTTTTGGTATAGCCACTAGGTGCAGCACCTTGTGAAGCTTGACGAGAAAGTGCATTTTGACCAGCTTGAAAGCCTTGATTAGATTTTTGTAATGCAAACTGATTAGCAAAACTTCTTTCTTGCATAGTAAGGTCTTGGTTGTTGCGCTCTTTAGCTTGTATGCGTTGAAATTCTTGTTCACCTGCAGTTTGTTTTTCACGAAAAGCACGCTCACCAGCAACATCCTCTGCTTTGTTAGCAGATTCTAAACCGCCTATCATAGCTTGTTGCATTAACTGTGGATTGTTAGTCGCAGAGCTGTATTTTAACAATGCAGCATAACGGTCACCAGCAGTTAAAGGCACTTGACGAGGCGGCTCATTAACCATGCCCATGTTAGGCGCTATCTCACCAGTTGAACCAGTTAGAGTTGTAGGTTGTTGAGGGGCTTGCTCAGTGCGAGGCATTAAGTCTTTTTGATATTGCCCTAAAGCTTCAGCCATCTTAGCTTGCTTGCCTTTAGTGTATTCACCGTATTGCTCTATGCCTTTTTTTTCTTGCTGACCAGCTTGATATTTGCCAACTAAATTAGATAAATGTTGCGTCCATGATGGAGCTACATAATGACCCGACACCATTTGACCTTGAGGAGTTTCTTGACCTCGTAAAGCATCAGCAAATTTCATTTTACGCTTTAGCTCAAGTTCCATCATTGCATCGTCTTGAGGTATACCGCTAGACTCACCAGGCATTAAGCCTTGTAATGATGTTGATAAGTATTTTGCAAGATTCATATTAAAGTCCTAGCATTGAGTAATTAACACCTTTAAACCCATTAGGCATTTCAGCAACCGCTTCTGGCATAATAGCTTCAACCTCTTGAGCAAGAACACCAACTTGTCTGCCTTCAGGCAAATCGTAACCGTCTTTGTAGTTGTATGAGTAAAGGTTAAGGCCGTTATCTAATGAGCCAACTTTTTTAATGTTTTCTTTAACATTAACATCAGACATTAAATAAGCGCCACCAAGACCCATTAAACCACTCATAAAATTACCTGACGCTGCATTTTTTGCATTTGCTGCACTTAAATCGGCATTGTAACCTGCTTGAGTAGCGCCCATTATGTCAGCGCCAGCAGTATTAGCTTGCTGAGGTGTAGAAGCATAACTTGGGTTTTGCACTTGAGAGCCAGTACGCAATGCGTTGATGACATTGATAGGTTGCATTTGGTTGTAAGCTTCTTGTTGGAAGGCTTGTTGATTTGCGCCTAAACCTACATTCATGCCACTTGTGATAGCGCCAAGTTGTCTGTCGTTTTGACTCATAGCTAACTGGCGTTTAGCGTTTTGATAAGCTTCTGTGCCTTGAGCAATACCTTGGTTAGCTAATTGAGCATCAGACATCTCACTCTCTTGAGCAATTTGTGGAGCTAGTCTACGCATAATAGCGTCAGAGTATGTTTCGCCAGGATTAATGCCATAAGATGGTAGTTTAGATGTATCTACACCAGGCTTGCTTAATACCTCATTAGCGTAATCTAAACCTTTATTAGCTGTAGACATCAAGCCTTGGTTAAGTTTGCTTTCTTGCTCGTAAATAGCTTGCTGTTCTGGAGATAATGTTTGTGTGGCTGTATACAGAGTATTGCCGTAAGGGTCTGTGCCTGGATTGGCTGTGTAAGTTAAATTGCCGTATGGTGTTACTTGGTTTGTGCGATTAGCCGCAGCAGTAGCCCTTGCAGCTTCTAAATTACCAGCAGCAGTAGCAGTTGCTGCACCAGCATAATCAGGTGTTGCAGGAGCTTTGGCTTTACCATTAGCCATTGATATGAATGGGTCACGAACACCTTGCAATCTTAATTGCACGAATTTACCTAACATTTTTTTTACTCCAATTTAACATTTTGCAGTTTTCAGGCCATAGGGTCATTATAAGTAAATCACCGTTACGACCTGCGTCTTTTAAAGTTGTTTCTATTACAAACCCAATCTTATGATTAAGGCTTATTGCTTTGTGGTTGTCGGCTTCTACAGTAGCTGTAAAGCGTTTAACTTTTATTTGGTTAAAAATGTAATCTACTACTGTAAGCCAATAGCCTTTAGGTGGTGGTGAGTCTATTCTTTGATGGCCAAACATATTATTGCCGTTCCAATTCTCAAAAGCTGTACCAGCAACAATAACACCATCTATTTCCCATCCAAGAGCAGTCATGCCTTCGGTATAAGAGCCTACCTTTTCCATTACCCAACGAGCTACATATTCGCCATGAACTAGCATTATAAGATTGCACCGCCTTCAATAACAATGTCAGTACCTACCCAGCTAACATTTAACTGTGCTGATAAAGTCTTAACAACAGGTGCGCCATAATAGCCAACACCATTCAAACCTTGCCAGTTTTGATAAACAGTTTGACCACCACCAAATAATGACGCATCCCAAGTTCCGCTATCCCATGCACCGTAGTTTACAGGCACATAGTTTAAAATTGTAGAGTTGTCAGATAAGTCAAAGTCTATATTGATACCAGCATATACAGAAGGCGCTCCATCAGCCCTTAGTATAGGGCGTGACATAGTAAAGCGTTTTAGTGTACCTGCGTTGTTAAAGTTATTGAACGCTTGCAAGCCAAAGGCTGAGATGTTATTGCCACCGTCTGTATTGCCGTAATAAGCATGAGCAACATAACCATTACCACCAAAGTAAGGCTCATCATTAAACATCTCCATGCAATTGGCGTTCCAATTGGTGTAGTTACACCATGAACCTGTAATTGTGTTCATTACATATTGTTGTTGGTTTTGCCCTTGTTGCACAGGAACATTTAACCATAACTGATTGACCGTTGGCACATACATTAATTGCCAACCAAAGTTAGCAGCATAATCACTAACAGCCGTACTAATTGCGTATTGTATTTTGTCGGTAATAGCTACTCTAGGTTGAACCCTAGATGATTGTAAAGCACCTGATAATGGCACTACACCGTCTTGGCAAATAATAAGTATATCGCCAGCGTATTTGTATAAGCTTCTACGGCCTATTGGCGCACCAATATCCCATACACCTACCATAGACCAAGTTGTTATAGATGTCGGGTCTATGCCTTGATACACGATAATTTGACCTTTGTTGGTCATAATTACATAGTGGTCGTTTACACCTTGGCCAGCATCAATTGTCCATGTGCCGTGAGCTACAATGTAACCGCCCTTGGTCATGAATGGAGCTATGTCTACAGCAGCCGCAGCACCAGCAATTGAATCTACACCTAGATACCAAACTTTAAGGCTGTTGTCTTGTATAAAGAACTGTCTTTCAGCATACAGTATAGGGTCACGCAATGTAGTGGCTGTAACGCCTGTAATTGCAGGAGTAGACCATACTGTGCCGTTATAGTTACGAGGGGCATCTACACCATTGGCCATGGATAAGAAGTTGCCACCAGAAGTTGCAATGTTGCAATAACCCCATTTAGAATTAGTTAGCCCAGTTAGCACAGCAGCGCCTACAGCGCCTTCTGTTGTTACATCGTATACACTGCCTCCAGCGATAGCAAATAACTCGTCTGTAGCGCCTCCAGAGTATGCCATGATGGTTTCTACTTGGCCTGTGATACCTGTTGCGTGTTTTGTATAACCTTTACGCATTACACATTCTGTTGTAGCTGGAAACCAGTTATTTAATACAACTGCGTCAGTAGGGGCCATTGCTGGTAAAGCATCCCTAGCGTTCCATCCACCTACTGGTGCTGGTAATGATACTGGCTGTGATACAGCTCTTTTAGCTCTAGCCATTATTAAGCTCCGTAGTTAGCGTCTGGAATGTTCTCCCAACCAATTAAGACATTGGCTGTTCTTGGTGCTAGTGATAGTGTAGCAGAACCTGCATCGTTAGCTTTAGCGATGTTAAGTTGCATATCATAATCACGCTGGAATGATGATGTATCAAAACCTTTTATTTCAAAGTATTTCTTTTTAAGCGCCAACACCATCAAACGGTTAGGGTAGATACAAGTATCAGTATCCGCTAAGAATTGTGATTGTGTTGTGCCTGTGGCAGATGTTGCCCAGTTCGTTGAGATATACTCAAAGCTTAGGTATTCGTTAGTAGATGTAAGTGGCCATATTTGAAACTTCTGACCCATAATACGCCAACGAATACGAGGGCCAGTTGAGATGTAGCTAGACTTGAGCCATTGCCATTGTTGGGGTGTTTCAGGGCCTAACATCTCCCAGCGTTTAGATTTGTCGTATTGTGTACGGTCTGTAATACGGTCAAAGCCTGTAGGCAAGTCATACATAACTTGACCAAATACATAGTTGCCTGAACCATCGCTAGTAGCGGCACTATTGATTGTAACGGTAGTTCCAGTAGCAGACACCACAGCAGTGCTTTGAATGACACCTTCACCTTGCACTTGGAAGTTAGTTGCGCCAGCAGCATTGATAAACGCTACTGTAGCAGGGTCTACACCTGTAATTACGCTAGTGCCATAAATAATAGCACCGTCTGATTCGGAGTACTGTGAATACCAATCGTATTCAACATTTAGAGCTTCCCATGGGTACTCTCTCGCAATTTCGTTACCAGCCGCATTAATCAAGTAATAAAGTTGAGTAACATCAGCAGCAGTATTGCCTACCACCGCATTGGGGACAGCCAAGCCCATTTCTGCTGACGCTTGTTGCACTAATTGCAAGAGAGTTGTTGCCATATTATTCCTCTAATTCCTCTGCTTTAGCCTTTTTAGGCGCAGCTTTAGGTTGATTCATTTTTTGTGCTAACTCTGCTAGTTGAGCCTTAACTGCTGCTAGTTCTTCATCACGCTTACGAAGCTCGTCTGCTTGTTGTTGAACTAATGCTGTGCCTTTGGCGCTAGATAAGAAAGCTTTTGCCTTGTCACGCAGAGCTAGTGGGGACATACCTGCTGCCATACCCATTGCACCTAATTGAGCGTCAGACGCTTGTGCTACTTGCTCTACTGTGTAAAATTTAAAGTGTTTTAACTCTGCCGCTGAAGCTGCATTTAAAACTGGCCAATCGTGAAGCAATGTGCCTTCAATATCGCCATCTGTTTTCTCGTTCTGATACCTTGCCCATTGTATAGGGAAGCGAGTTTTATGCTCTGCTGCTGCAAAGGTGTCAATTACTGTGTGAGTGTTGCCTGGAACTTCTATAAGAATAAAGTCTGCCATTTCCATGATAGGACGGCCTTCTAAAGCACTCTTAAACTCGTTACTTACTGCTCGTTGATAAAACTTAACATTTAATCGTGAATCGGGGTTATTTACATCAGTGTTGTATTGCATTTGAATCTCCAAAGTGGTTTGGGGTTTGTAGGTAACTCTCGGAATGAAAGCAACCTAGAAACCCTCCCCCGAAGGGGAGAGAATCATCAGCTATTAAACTGAAGCTACACCGAACCAGCCATATTGACCTGTAAGCAATGCAACTGGAGGAGCGATGTATGCGCCACCTGTTGAAGTTGCTACAAATGTAGATGCGCTGATAGAGCATAGTGTTTGACTTGCTGTGAAGTCATTACCCGCTTTAGCGAAAACATAGCGTTTACCGTCTGAACCAAACACTTCGTTACCTAATGGGCCCATTGCTGGGATTAAGGTTGTACCATCAGAAGCTAGTTGTGTTTGAGTAGCAGAGCTAAGGTCTACGCCAGAGATAGGGGTTACTGAATATGCCATAATATATCTCCTTAAGCCTTAAGAACGCCACTGAATTGAGGACCAGAGCTAGTTAAGTTACCAGCCCAACCGATTAGTTTAACTACAGCGTCTTGGTTTACAGATTGACGCTCGCCACCGATAGGGGCAAAGTTACGGTCTGTATGTGGACGGAAGTAGATGTAGTTAGTGTTCAAGAACCACATATGGTTTGCAGTTGCTTGAGAACCAATACCACCACCTAAAACTACATCGGCAGATGTACCACCACCGTAGAATTTCAATGAAGCAAAACCAGCAGCGCCTTCATCAACTGAAGTTACGCGTTGGATAGCTTGCAATGAGTTTACATATAGTGAGTAGTAGTTGTTGTCAGCTACAATCAAATCAGCCTTATCTTGACCACGAACTAATTTAATAGCTAGTTGAGTCATGTAAGATTGAATGTTAGCAGCAGAAACAGCAGCACCGCCATTGGTTACGCCAGAGAAAGCTTGGTTTTGCCAGAATGACCATGTTGCACGGTTAATACCACCGTAAACACCAGTAGCTGGACTATCTGCAACAGCAGCAGCCAAACCAGTTAAGTTTTTACCACCGTTACCAGTACCGTCACCGTAGATGTCAGTTTGGATACGATTCATCAATTGACCTTCAGCAACTTGTACACGACCTTCTAACAAGTCAATGATTGCCTCTTTAGAACTGTTTTGCAACATTTCCAAGCCAGAGATGGTAACAGCAGACGCATATTGAGCGATAGAGAATTGAGCTGCTGAGATTGGGCTGTTAGGCGCAATGTTCAAAGTTTCGTAACCGCTGTATGAGTTAGTGTTGTTTGTATTGGAATCGTTGTACATGATTTCTTCTAAAATCACGTTACCGCCAGAGAATGGGCGTACGTTACCACGTTTGCGTAAGCGGTCTAAAACCGCATTGTTTAATGTTACGTTGTCAGCCAATTTGCCACTACGACTTTGAATGGTAGTTGCAATAATGTCTGACACGGTTGAATTGGCAAAAGCCATAATGTCACTCCTTATTTATTGTCAGATTAAACCACTAGAGTGCTGTTCAAAAGCTTGCATAATTGCATCTCTAGCAGAGCTTGCGGACTTACCACCACTAGACGCTGACGCTGTAGGCGTTGTTGACTTCGGTGAAAGTACCTTTGCTTTGGCTTGGGCTACCTTTTCTCGTTGAGCTGCTTCAGATTTCTGCGCTTGTTCAGCATTTACTTTCTGAAATACATCATCGTTTAATCGGATAGCTTTGTCATAAGCTGATTGAAGGTCGTTTGCCATTCCGCTTTGGAGTAGTCCAGCCATGGTTTCACGAACTTCCTCAAAATAAGGTTTGTCATCTTTAAATGACGAAATCTCATTCTGCAATTGGGCTTGCTCTAATTGTTCTTGCGAACT